GATCAATTCAAGTCTTATGAAGATCTTGAGCGTCGTCTCAAGAGTGTTCTGGGTCAGAAGAGTGCTGCTCGTGCAGTTGCAGAGCAAGAGGAAGTTTATGAGTCTTATACTCAAGCACCTACTGCTGAGAGTCGTGTAGTGGAAGAACTGGAGCAATCCTATGCCCGTTCTAAGTCTCCTTCACTTCCCGTAGTTAATTCTGCGGATGAAGATGAAGATGATGCTCTGAGCTATTTTCAGCGTCTTGCTGAAGAGTGATTAAGAATAAAGTCTAATATTATCTCCTTTTTTCAAGGTTCCGGTCACATACTGACTGGAACCTTTTTTGTATGACATAATAGATTCAATGTCATCAAAGATAAGATGAAGATAATCTGGTTTTAGAATAAAAATACTTCTTTTTTCATTTTCTAATTTGTCTTCATACTCATAGTTGGTAATTGGTACTGTAATATTATTTGCAAATACCATTCTTTCATCATCACTGTCATAGTATTCAACACTATAATCCTCAGAAACGTTCAATCCTGCAGGCACAATTGTAACTCCTGCAGTATTAATCACTTGAATAGTTTCATAATGATGAATTCCATTGTATAGGGTATCATAGTCACCATATTTTTCTAAAAGAAAAGCATCATAATCTTGTTGTTTCATGGGCCATTCTGTTTGAATGTTTATGATGTTATTTGCAAGTAAAACAACCCAATCCAAAGTAGAATCTCTGTATATATCATGTGCAACGTTGTCTGGTCTATCATTTCCAATAATCTGATATTTTTCAAAATAGGAAAGATTTTCAAAAATATCATCACGAATTTTTGCTTTTCTAAAAAAATTCTTAACTTGAATGTAATCCGAAATTCTTGCGTCAGGTAGTCTGCTGACATAATCTAAGTTAGGAATTTGTCTAAAATAGGGTCTTGTCATCTTTAGAATCCGATATCGTTGTAATCATTATTGCCATAATCACTATCAAAAAGAGGTTCAAGTTCTTGAAATTGCATTTTTATTTCGTATGATATCATTGAACCATCAGCAAAGGTGGCATAATTTCCTTCGGGAGTATAATTGACATCGAATGAAGTCATAGCACATTCTTTTATTTTGTTCAAATATGGATTTAGATTTTTTCCATGATAATAACCAATAGTAAAGGTATTTGGAGACTTCAGATATAATTCCCCTTTAGATCTTTTTGGAGTCATTCCTTGCTTAAAGAATCTAATAATTTTCTTTACGCTTTCAGATTCTCTTTCATTTCTTGGTGTTAATTTGAAAGTAAACCCAAAAGTTCTTAACCCTGGACCTTGGAAAAGAAGTTCTATGTTATTATTTGTCACTGCACCAAATTTTCTTTGTAGGATACTGATGCCTGTAACTGCCTGAGTAACTCTGTCTTCAACTATACCCTGAACTTCTCCAGTTTTATTTTTTACAGTGTCTGCTGCATTACCTAAGTTTGCGGATGCCCCCTGAGTACCTTTTTGTATAGTGTCAGATGCTAAACTTGAGAGAAAGGCATCTTCTGGTTTAAGTTCATCTGAAGCCCAGTTAACTTGATTTGAGTCACCGATGCCTGCAGGTATTGGAAGAGTAACGGATCCTAATTTTTTTCTTTGTCCCTTTACTCTAGCATTATCTGTTGAACTAATAAATCCGGATCCCCCTCCCAATCCTCTTGCAACATACTCAAGCATTTCAAACTTCATATAGTCTTGGTGAGTTAAATTAAGTTTTTCTGGATATTGTATATCTCCATATCCTGCTCTTGCTGCTGCTCCTGCCAATGCTGCATTTATTTTTTCATCCTCTGCCAAACTATTCTTTTTTGTTGCATCACCTGCTCCTGGAGCTGCAGGTGCCTGGGTCGGTGGAATATTTGGAGTTTCTTTTCCATTTGCCCCAGGTATTTTTGGATCTAATTTTTGAGTTTTTGCTATTCCTCCAAGTTGATTGACTCTATTTGCATTTAAAATTGTAGTAAGATTTTTGTTTTGATATAGCGATTGATTTACTTGAGTGGCAGTTACTCCTGCTGCACCTGCCAAATTTTCAACACTTCTTGATGTGGTTGGCGTCCAAATCCAATTTCCGCTAGCATCCTTCTTTCCAGTAAAAGTTGAATAATCATAACCAGAGTTTAATTGCGAATCCGATTTTGCTATCCATTTTGATGTGCCATCAGTATATGTCGTCTGATATCCTGGTATTTGTTTTCCTGCGATTGTTAGTCCAACATAATTAGTTTTAGCAACGGGTGCTAAAGGTTTCCCAGTATTTGCATCTGTTGTATAAGTTGGTGTATATGTCATTAGAATACCTCTTTATCAAAAGAGGTGTTTAGAATATATTTTTCTGTTCTTCTAAACATTTTACAGTTTTTTATTTATTTAGACGGAATTTTCCATAGTTTAATGCAAGTAATTCATCAAGTTCATTCTCACGAACTACATGTAATTTGCCTATAACCTCTTCCCAGGTATAATTTCTTGATTTCCTCCAATGAAAATTGATTGCCTTAAACCCCCATTTTTGAAGATCAGTGCAAGCAATCAAAGGATGTTGGTCATATTCAATATCGGGAGTTTTAGGTGTGTAGATAAATGTATAAAACTTTCCTGGTTCTGGATATAATACTTCTTCCTTAAAAACCTCCATAATAATCAGCATCAAATCTTCTGGATCTTTTGTACCTAACGCATCAACTCTTTTCTTGAGTTGTTTTATTCTTGCAGTTGAAGATGTACTCTTATATTGACCAAAACCTTCTGCCATTATTTGATACCCAATTCGTCTTCGGTTATAATCTTGAATTCCAACATTCTATCTTTACAAAATTCTACTGCTGCCTTCCACTTTGCCTGATTGACTGCATATGTTTTTGCTTCGTATATAAATCCTTTTGTCACTCTTGATTTTTGTTTTGGTGGTTGAGTTTGTTTTTTTGGTTTGACTTCAATCACATACGTCTTAATCTGTCCTGTACTTTCTTTGAGTTTGATGATAAAATCTGGAAAGTATCTATGAACCCGATTATCAACAGGAGAGAGATAAGGTATCCAAAACTGTTCACTTCCCCATTCTAAAATATTTTCATTTAGATCGCACCAAGAGCAGAAACGTCTTTCCCAACTACTTCTACAAATAATATTATTTGGATCGCCTTTATATTTGTTTGGATAAGATGGTCTGTATTTGCTCTTATAACTTTCTGCCATTATCGCTACTACATAATATACAGGATCAAAAAGTATTTAGATGCCAAGTATAAAGTCGGTAGCAGACATAAAAGCAGCACTGTTGCGCCCATCTTTAACTTCTTTTTATGATGTTTCTATAATTGAACCAACAGGAGAAAAAGGAGGTTGGAGTCAATTTCTTAAGGATAACTTAGGTAATAGAAAGTTTGAAAAAGAGTCATTGAATCTTGCATGTTGTGATGCAATCTTGCCAGGATCAAATTTAGCTACTTATGATCAGAATAATGATTATACTGGTGTAACTGAAAGGTACGTTCACAGAAGAGTATATGATGATAGAATTGATCTGTCATTTTATGTTGATGCAGAAACTTACACTGCCATTAGATTTTTTGAGACTTGGATTAAATATATTTCCAATGAAAGCAAGGCAAGTTCAGATAATTATTCTGTAAAGGATAGGCAATATTCATATAGAATGAGATATCCAGATGATTATGTTGGTGGATTAATTGTTACAAAATTTGAAAGAGACTGGGGAAATGCTTCAAAGGATAGTAGAGCAAATAGCAAATCGCAATTAAGATATAATTTTGTTGGAGCATATCCAACATCAATTACATCAATGCCAATTTCTTATGAATCTTCAAACTTATTAAAATGCCAAGTATCACTTACATATCTTAGATATTATATTGATGAACCAAATGGAGACCCTGCAAAAAATACTCCACAGCAATCAGGATCTTCTCTTCAGAATCAAGCATTACCTACTAACTTTGATATAAAAAATATAACACCGTCTACACAAGCACAGATTAATGCTGCTTATGGTGGAAATTATAACTTTGGATTTAATCCTGGAGGAGTTCCTCAGCAAGCAGCAAATTCTTCAGGAAATACTGTATCCGGATTTACGGTAGGTGCGAATTCAAACATTGCGTAAACGCATCTAAATAATCATATCTGAAATTTCTATAGGACATTATGCCTTTACCAAAGATTGCTACTCCAACATATGAACTTGAATTGCCCTCAACTGGAGAGGTGGTTAAGTATAGACCATTTTTAGTGAAAGAAGAAAAAGTATTGGTTATTGCTTTAGAAAGCGAAGACACTAAGCAAATCAGTACAGCAATTAAAACAGTTATTAAAAATTGCATTTTATCAAAGAATATTAAAGTAGAAAATTTACCTACATTTGATATTGAATACTTATTCCTTAACATTCGTGGCAAATCTGTTGGGGAAGAAATTGAAGTGAATATTATTTGCCCCGATGATGGCGAAACAACTGTTATGATTAAGATTGATCTTGATATTATTAAGGTTGAAAAGAATGAAAATCATACTAATAGAATTAAGGTAGATGATAAAATCATGATGGAGATGAAGTATCCATCACTGGACCAATTTATTAAGACCAACTTTGACTTCAAATCTGATAATGCTATGGAGCAATCATTTGATTTGATTGCATCATGTGTAGATAAGATCTTTACTGAGGAAGAAGTTTGGGCTGCAAATGATGTCACAAAAAAGGAACTTATTGATTTTCTGGAGCAGATGAATTCATCTCAGTTTAAGGAAATTGAAACTTTCTTTGAAACAATGCCAAAACTTTCTCATAAGGTTAAAATCACAAATCCAAAAACACAAGTAGAAAGCGAAGTAGTTTTAGAAGGGTTAGCATCTTTTTTCGCATAGCCCTGGTCCATATGGACCTGGAGAACTATTTTCGCCTTAACTTTGCCTTGATGCAGTATCATAAATACTCATTAACAGAGATTGAAAACATGATGCCATGGGAACGTGACATTTATGTTGAATTGTTGAAAGAGCATCTGGAAGAAGAAAAGTTAAAGCAGCAAACACAACATGGACAGTTCTTCTAAAAATATAAATGCCTTAGTTCCATATACAGGAAAGAAGGGAACTGACCTTATTGACGAAAAAATTGATGAAAGAATCCTCAGGATGATTGGTCTTGAGGATGTATTTGACATTGATTATGATACATACTCTTCTCTTCTTAGAGAAAGAATGGCTGCTTCCAGAATGACAAAGAAGAGCCTTCCTACAGAGGAGGTTGAGTTAATTACTGATGAGTGGAAGAGAGTTAAGGGAAAGAAAGGTAGATTTAAAGTCACCAAAAAGAAGATAACAGCAGAAAGCATTAAAAAGGGAAGTGCTACTGGTGGCATCAAAATCAATAGTCAAAAATTATTAGCAGGTGGAATTAAACCACAACTTGCATTACCTTCAGGATCTCCAGGTCAAGGTAACAATCCTCTTACAGAAATCTCAAATTCTTTATCGGAAATAATAAAGAATTTAGTTTTACTGAATAAGTTAACAAAACAATCTGCAGATTCTAAAAGAATTGCTGCAGAAAAGCAGAATAGATCCAATCTTGAATCTGGATTGGAGAAAAGACTTGGTGGGATGGCAAAGATTGGAGAGAAACTTCTTGCTCCAGTCAAGTCACTACTACAGAAAATTATAGACTTCATTGTTGGCGTATTCTTAGGAAGAGCTCTTTATAAACTAATAGAATGGATTGGAAACAAGGAGAATCAAAGTAAATTTAGTTCTATTCTTAAATTTTTAAGAGATTATTGGCCAGCACTTTTGGGTGCATACTTCCTATTTGGAACAACTCTTGGTGGATTTGTTAGATCAATAAGTGGTATATTAATTCGTGGTGTCGCACAATTTGCAGCTGCGAACCCGATTACTGCAGGTGTAATTGCTGCTGCAGCAGTAATGACTGGTGTTGGAATAAATCAAATAAATCAGAAGAAAGATAGAAGAGAGCAACTTTTTGGTAAAGAAGATCAATCAAAACCAACTCAAAAATCAAAAGAACAACAAACCAAAGAAGGTATAATAACCTCAACAATTGAAGCAGGAAGTTTTGGTGCCGGTCAAATGGCTGGTTTGGCAGGTGGTGGATTACTTAATGCTCGACAATTTTTTGATGATGGAGGCAAAGTATCAGGAGAAAAGGGAGTTGATAAAATTCCTGCGATGCTTTCTGATGGTGAATTTGTGATGTCTCGTGGTGCAGTTCAGAAGTTCGGTGTCAATACTTTAGAATCAATGAATGCTGCTGGTGGAGGAACGAATCGCCCAAAAATTCTTGAAGGAAATACTTATGCTGCAGGTGGGGGACTGATTGGAAATGAAAAGAATGAACGTTCAGATCCAAAGAATAAACAATTATTAGATAAACAGCATAAGGAAGAAAAAATTGCATCAACTCCTTCCGGTCCTCGCCGCCCCAGATTTGGAATGGAAGAGAGATTGAGAAGAATTGAAGCACAAATGCAATCCCAAAAAGCATTGCGATCTGGTAATGCAGTCAACATTAAAGGTGCTGAATTAGGAACACAACTTGGCAAGGGATATGGATCAACATATAAAGGAAGAGACTCCATTGTTCTGAAGAATGGTGCAATAACCGGATTTGAAAATACAATTACTATGGGAGGAAAAACATACTACGCCCAAAAAAGAGGAAAGGATATCATTTATAGTTCAAATTATACAAAAGGTTTGGCAGGACAAATTGATAAGTATGGTGCTGCTGACAGATCATATAAGGGTGTTGGTGGTGGATTGTTGGGTGCCGGTAAGCAAATTGACAAAAAAAGTCTTCCAAAAACTCAAATAATGTCCGGTGATGATGGAAAACCTTTTGTAGGACATCTTTCTTTTCACAAGGGAAAACCATTTTATAGGAGACCAGAACAAAGAAGTAAAGGTTTATTGGAAAATCTTGGGTCAATGTTTGATCCTGCAGGAGCAAAAAGAAGAGAAGATGAGATGAATAAGAAGAAGATGAGAGAAGCAGCAATGAATTCTCTGGAATATTATAGAGCACAAGGAATGGAAGATGCTTCAATTAAGAAGCAATTTAAAAAACTTGGAATGAATATAGATCAGGCAAGAAATGATTTGAAATACCGTCAAACTGGTGGTAGAAGAGGAGAAGAAATTCGTCAAAATAGAGAAGCAGGAATGCCAAATTATTCTGCCACAAATACAAAGCTTGCCCAGAATAGTCAAAATTCCCAAAATACTGGTATGTATGGTCGGTATGCTACTCCAGCATCACTTGCAAAATCAAAACCATCTTCTTCGTCTAAGATAACTCCACCATCATCTCCCAAAGTAATAGTTAAAACAAGAAATAAACCAGTAGGAACTGGTGGCGGTGGTATTAAAAAACCAGTAGGGGGCACAAAAGTTCCACATTTTGGTGCTACCTGCTCCACAAAAGATAGACCAAGGAATGCAAAGATCTTGGGAATTTTCTAATAAGACATGTTACCAAAACTATTAGGCACATCAAAAATACTATCATCTGCAGCAAAGAAAGGATCTGCCGATAATACGCCTAATGGTGGTGAAGGTGGTGGTGGGAAGAAGATTTCCAGCAATAAACTTTTGGGTGGAAGAAGGGGAGGGGAAATAGTCAAGGCATCCGCACAGACTATAACCACAAAATCGTTACAGATGGGTGGTTCCCAACCTGAAATTAAAAAGGAAGATGATTTTATTGTTATTAAAAATAAAATCATCAAAGTTGACAAATTAATTGCAAATTTAACTTTATTAAAAAGAAAAGAACTTGATGATGAAAGAAAAACATCTGAAAAGAAAGCAAGGGCATCTCAGGAAGAATCTTTAGAAAAAATACCAGAAAAAGATGGTAAGGAAAAGACGACAACACCGCAAATACCTAAACTTGGATTTTTGGAGAGAATTAAAAAGTTTATTTTTGGAGTAATACTGGGACATATTGTATACAAACTTGTTCCATATATTCCACAAATGATAAAGTTTGTGAAGATCTTTTTGCCAGCATTTGATTTTCTAATTGATTTGGGTGGAAAGGCACTTAATGGATTAGTTACATTTATTGATTGGGGATATCAGGCCGTCAATAAAACGGAAAAGTTTATAAAAGATGTTGGGGGTGACGGTGCCCTCAAGATGTTTAAAAATTTTGAAGCAGCATTTACTGCATTTATTAATGGTGCTCTTATTTTTGGTATGCTTGCAACTGGAAAGGGCAAGGGTCCTAAAGGAACTAAACCCACAAGACCTAATGGTAATAGCGGTAAAGGTTCAAATTT